TTCTCTAATCATTTCATCTGGATTCTTTCCAACCTTAACCTTATCTGATTTATGCGCATCCATCCAGTTGCTAACAGCGTTATAGCTCTCGACAAGAGAAATCATGTTGTTTGTATTTCTCTTTGATGTGAGGATTACATCACCATTTTCATAAAGCTTTCTTGATTCCTCATCAACAAAGTTACTTGGTTTAACACCACTCTCAATCATCACGTTTCTTAACTTCTTGTTTGAAGCCTTTACGGTCTTGAGGTCAATGTTCTCACCAACAATCTTTGCAAGGTTCTCAATAGCTTCCTTAGATGAAATCATGTCAGCATGACTTCCATTGTACTGCTCCTTGATGACATTGTAGAAGTTGAACTGGTTGATAAGGTTCTTATCCTCCTTAATGGTCTTAATGACATTTCTTACAGCTTTTTTGTTTGTCTTGATGAGAGTTGGAAGCTCATTCTCGAAGATATGGTTCAACACACCGAAATTGGTTGTATTCATTTCGTTCATAAGCTCTTTCTCATGCTTGCTCTCTTCAATAGCCTCATCTAGCATTTCTTTAACATATTCGTATGCCTTGAAGTCATCCTTCTGTAATGCCTCAGACATTATGTTAATATAGTCTTGATACTTATTATCTTTCATATTTATATTATTTTCTTTTATAGTTTGTTTAGGTTCTTTCTCTTCTTGATGTATTAATGAATTGTATTGCGCAATCGTCATATTTCCCAATTTAGCTGTCTTTGCTGCCAATGTTGAATTTGGTCTATTATATTCCCTTATAGTGTCAATAATCCATTCATCAACCAATGGCTTAAAGTCTCTTTCCATTTGCTTTTTATCCCTACTTTCATCCGCATCTATACCTTTGGATATATATTCAAGTACATTGATGTTTTTCTGTGATATTTCATCTGTTTCCCAAGTGATACTATCATACCATCTTGGAACTATATAACTTAGATGTTTCCACTTCTCAACACCACCCATTAAATTAAGCAATTCTTGAAGTGTTGATGAAGATACTCTAGACCATGTTGTAATTATATTTGCATCCAAGAAAATACGTCCCTTATATGCTGCTGCTGAATATATTGATGAAGCAACCTCTTTCACCTCATAGTCCTCAATGTCTTCTGAAGCCATTGCCTTTCCTATGATTTTGTTTGCAATATCTTTACAAATATCATGATGGCAAATATCTAACTTATATATGAAGTCCTTTCCACCATCTAATGATGTTTGAAAAAATCCAAATGATATTACATTTTTATCTCTATAATTTATACTTTTTATAAGCTCGCCATCATTATCATTAAACTCATCAATCGTATCTGGGTCTCCTTCATAATACTCATCTACCCTTTGTCTGTTCTCTTGATACAATGTCGCATTTCTCTGAGCAAGTGACTTCCAACCTTCCTTTTCCTTCTGAGTCTGCCAAGTCTTTTGGGTATCGTTATATCTTCTTATAATCTCAATAACCCTCTTGTCAATGGCAAATGGCTCGTTGATTTCATCAAATCCATCATCACCATTACTATTTGACTCTATGTATTCGGCTACTGTTGGATTTTCCTCAAATGCATTCTGGGAGTCTTCCACTACCAATATATAGTTGTATGGGTCTATATTAAGTTCATTTACAATCTTTCTAAGCATTCTAGAACTTGGCAAATACCAAAATGCCATGATGCTAGGATACTTATCAGTATCAAATGTCCATATCCTTCCACGACAATATGACTTTCCATAACACTGTCTCTCAATCCAAGGAATATAGGTGTCCTTTATATGGCTGATTGCCTTTCCCATCAATTTCTTTGCTGCTTGCGCTCCAATCATAAGATGGGTTGTTGAACCAGTCATAAAGAGATACTCGTTGTCCAATGAAATAGGGAAATATCCGAAAGATATTGACATTTCATTATCCCACTTCCAAGTAACTTGATTAGTTGTATCGTATACAGTATCTGGATTGCCCTCAAAATACTCTAGTATTCTTTTATTTTTCATTCAAACATTATTTCTTATAAATATCATGTTTAACAGAAAAAGCGTGACAGTTATTGCCACGCCTTTATCTTATTCGTTATCAACAAACTTACCAAGTTCATCAATCATCTTATCAAATTCTTCATTAATTAGCAATGAATCCTCATCATAAACATCTGCACGCTTGTATTCAGTTTCCCTATGTTTCTCATTGCGCTCTTTCAAAGTTGAAAGATATTTATTAAACATTTCATCAAGCTTATTGTTCTTCTGCTCATTTATCAGTGGCTTGTTTGAATATCTAGACTCCATTGGCGCATTTGGGTCACTTCCCATATCGGCTGTTGGCATTGAACCCTCTTGGGCTGGTGCCATTCCACTACCATCATCCATTGGCGCTCCCATATCTCCACCCATGTCAGGTGCGTCTCCCATTGGAGGTGGTGGCGCTCCCATTCCACCGCTTGCGCCTCCACCAGCGTCCATGCCACCTTGACCGCCTTGCATATCATCCATGTATTCTGCTCCTGGTTCACCATAGATTCTATCAACGGTATCGAAGATACCAGTCTTCTTGATAATCTGTGTGGTTTTCTCAAGTTCAGCAGCAATACCCTTCTCAAGACGTATCTCTTCAAGGTTCTCCTTAATCTCCTTTTCAGACCATTTCATAATCTGCTTAAGAGCACGAGTTTGTGACATAACTGGAAGACCATTACCTGGGTCTGATACTGCATCTCTAACAGCATCAATCTTCTTCTGCATATTCTCAATCTCCAATCCTTCAGCTTGTGTTGATGGATTATTCATCGTCAATGAGAAATTGGTCAACTCATCATTGAAGCCTAACAAGAACAAGTGTATTGAAGCCACCTTTGTAAGTTCCATCAAGAATGCTTGCTGTATTCTGTTTACTGTTCTAGTGAAACGAATATCCATAAGTGCAAGGTTCTTACCATCGCCAACGCCATCCTCGAAGTTCAAGAATGACTTAGGTATTCTAAGTGAGGTCAACACCTTATTCTGCACAAACTTGATATCATCAAGAGCTGTCATGTTCTGACCTGCTGAAAGCGTATCAATTGGAGTTGGTGCATTCTCATCACGTACTGGAATAAATATATCATTATCAATTCCAAGAATATTCTTACGAAGGTCAACTTGACCAGTTACTGGGTCAATAATCGGTGTTCTCTTAAACTCATTGGCAATTCTCTCTACATATGCTTCAACATCAGCATCATCAATAGCTCCAACGAAAATCTTATACACACGTCTTTCAACTGAACGTTCAAGACGATAGATAAGCATCATATCTTCCATTAATGAAAGCATCCTCCAATGCCTACGTGCGCCATTAAGGTAACTCACGCCATAAGGTAAATACAATGAGTTTGTGAGCAATCTAAAATGAGCAATCTGCCAATCTCTGAATGGTACTTGTGAATTATTATCATCCAACCAAATAAACTGAGTTGATAGGTCTGCATCATCCTTTGTTACACCGTTAACAGCGATTGATGAACCAGCACCATAAGGATTTTGAACCCCATTCTCAATTCTCTCCATATTGAATACTGGAAGCTGTTTCCAACCCTTAACACCATTTTTATGGTCAATATCCAATAGCATAAATTGATTACCATACTTACACATAGCACGGATAATCATCTGACCAGTTAATTGAATGTTAAGTCTATTTACAAACAAGTCTTCAAGAATACTCTTGATTCTATCTGACTTTGAGTAAACATTAACAACCATTCCCTTGTCATTAACAATCGTGCTTTCCTCAGAAACAATATCAAGTGCTGCACTAATCTCTGGAAATGCATCCATTAAGTCACCATCACGATACATTAACTTGACATTGTTCAAACCACTATACGCAGTTACAGCTAGGTTAACATTAGTCTTAACCCACCTATCCTTTAAGTACTTATCTTGCTGAAGCTCTAGTTTCTTCTGTAAATAGTCATCCCTATCTGTTGTCCTATATATTACATTCTTACCATCATTAGGAGTCAAATCATATGAATTAATATGTGGCTCTGCTATTGATGTAGATGGAGAAGTCCAACGTCCAGTTATAGCTTTATCTAGGGCTTGAAAAACTGTATTCTTTTTTGCCATTTTTATAAAAAATAATAAATTTATTTATAAATATAAATATTTGTTACTTTACTTAACTCCTCCAAATAGCCACATACAACTTCCACCTATATTGCTATATTTCTCAATACGTTTCTTTGAACTGTAGAAAGGTAAACCAGTCTTAGGTGCAATAGTCTCTCCACTCTTCATCTTTGGTTTATTCATGCTGATTGCACGATTCATCATATACGCATTAAGAATAGCCTTATCCTTATTGGCTGTATTTTGTATCCTATTAACAGTGTACTGCATAACGAACAATCCCATAGCCAATGCCGTAAGCGTATCGTCATGAGCACCGTCTTGGTGGTCAATTCTAGCTGCCTCACCCTTGAATATCCAAGTCTCAAGCTCGTTGATTACCCTAGCTGAACGAATCTTGAACTCATTGTTACGAACAAGACCTGCGAAGTTTGCAAGTACTGGATAACGGTTTCCTTGGAAGTGGAAACCTGGAAGTTTATCCGTATATCCATCATAGTTCTTTGTTGACCTCTGAACCATATATGTCTTTTGGTTTGAATCCTCATAATACATGTTTTTATAACCCATGTTTATAAGTGTTAATATGGCAGCATCTCCTTGACCACCAGTACAGTCAACGACAATGAATGCATCATTATACATTGTTGCATATTGATAACATAATGCTCCAATATCATCACCCAACTTCTTTCCAACATACTCTCCAACTTGCTCGATAATCGGTAGTCCATTCTCATCCCTACCATCCATATCAATTATCTCAATAGCTGTTCTATCGGCAGACACACCTCTAGATGGGTCACATGCAAGAATATAACGGTGTCCCTCAATAGGACGTTTCCAGAACCAAGTCTCTTCAACTAATGGGTCATGAAAATCATCAAGTGGTTCTCTCGTATTAAGCTTCTCTTGCATTTCAATGAACTCTGGAGCAACAACGTTGTCGGCAGAACCCATGAACGATACATCAAGCTCTTGGGCAATCTTCATTGAGTCATTGTTGAACTGCTTGCACATCTCATCATACCAAGGCGCTGTAGGCTTCCAACCATTATGTTCAAGTCTAGCCCATCTTTCCTCATCATACTTCACTCCTCCCTCACTGTCGATTATTGGGTCTTGGTCAAACTCCCATTCACCAGTATCCTCGTTCTTTTTCTTCCAAACAAGATACTTGTTGAATCTTGGGTCTTGATACCAACGGAACTGTACAGCCACAAAGTTATTCTCATGGCTTAATGCTTGCCTATATGTGTTATAGTAAAGCTCGTCTCTACCGTTAGGGGTAGATACCATAACAGTCTTAGAATTAGGGTTAGATGCCATAGTTGCAGCAGCAGTGGTAAACGCAGCCACACCTTCCTCAATGAACGCTGCCTCGTCAAGAATCAAGACGGATACAGCAGAGATACCACGAGAAGCATTAGGACCAGATGCACGTGCAATGACTCTACATCCATTGAACAACTTCAACTCGCCCTTTGCGTCTTTCTCGAAAATTGATTTTAGATTTTTTTCAGAATTAGGGTCAACTGAGAAATACTCGTTACCCCAATACCATCTAGGAACTTGTTCAAGGAAATCTCTTACCTTGATGATAATTTCTTGCGCTTGCTCAAGCTTGTTGGCAATACACAACACAGTCTCAGGTGCCTCTGCTGATGCAAATGCACACTGGGCAGCAGCCCAAGCACTTGATAAAGTTGTGATACCACACTGTCTTGGTTTAATCGCAACAACGTTTCTATTTTCTGCAAGAGCCTTGAGGAATGCCCTCTGACGTGGAAAACAGTGGAATTGTGTTTTCTTACCCTTAGTCGCATTAAAGGTAGAGAAATACTTTTCTATAAATGTAATTCTTGATTTGTCGGCATAGCACATGGCATAGTCTCGACTCATTTCTTGCCTATCGTAAATCATAATTGTAACATTCTAAATTTAAATAAATATAACAATGTTTCGAAAAGTTATTCATTTATAAATATTTACGAACAAAAAAATGAGCGAATACCTTGATTCGCTCATTAAATTATTTTCGTGACCCTAAATATGGCTTCATATCTCTTTTTGTTTTAATGCGTTTTTCTGGTTTTATGCACCTATAATCATTTGAAAACAAAGAAGAGTCATCCAAATCTGATTCGTTATTTGGTAAATTATTTAATTCTTTCCATGAATCCTCAATTTCCCATTTTTTATCATAATCATCATAATCAGTGTTTACTCTATTTATATAATCATAATAATCCATCACCGAATCAGCTTTATGACTAAAGTGGTCTTTCCAATCAGTACCATCATCAACTAATTTAAATCCTTCTGGGTCATACTTGTTTAATGCTTTTCTTTCAGCCCAAGGAACATCCCAACCATTCAGTTTTTTATAACCTTCAAGTATTCTATTCACAGATTCCTTCACTGTTGCATAACGTTCATCTTCTTTCCTTTTTTTGTCTTGAAGATTTAAAGCGTGATTGTATTCAAAGGTGTCATAGTCAGCATTTGGATTTTTCTTTCGCTCCTTATTCCACGCTTTTTTCAAACCTTTCTGTGCTGTTGGGTTATTAAGAGTACTCATAACTTGGTTATAACCTTCTTGGTCTTCACTGAGTATTCTATTTACTGATTCTTTCACGATTCTGTGAAGGTATGATTCTGACATTCGTTTTCTTTTATTTGCTATATATTCATCTGGATGTGAATTTAGGTAGTCAATATAGCCATTAGCATAGTCGTGATACAATGGATTCTCATTGTTTCCTCTATTATCATATTTGTCACCACCTCTTGCGTTTTGAGCATAGTTGTATGTATCGTCTGAAAGGTCGTTGTTTCTCAAGACTTTTCTTGCGTGAAGAGCACCTAATCCTCTTTGTCCTTTTGGTGTGTCACCAATTTCGTTTATAATCTTGCCGACTGATTCTTTTACAATCTTATGTAAATCTGATTCTGTTAGTCTTATTAGTTTCTTATTCATATTCTTTTATTAATTCGTATAATATGGGTTATCTTGTGGTTGGAATGTTATTCTATTCTTTGCCTTTGCTCTATCTTCTCTACGTTTAATGGTTGCTCTTTCTTTTGCACCTTGAGTCATTTTCTTACCTACTCTTAGGTCGTGTTCGTGTGACACTACTCTTAATAGTTCCCTATCAATTTGTGCTTTTGTATTTCTCCACGTTTGCTGTTCTTCAGGTGTTCTTGCTGTTTTAGCCTTTTGTTTAGCATATTCTCTTTGCTGTTTCAGTTGTGCTATTTGCTGTTGCATATATGCAAGTCTTTCTGCCTTTTGGTCAAGTGTATATCCTTGCCACCTCTTCCAAGTAGGGGTGGTAGCTTCGTTAATATTCTTGCCTTTACGCTTGTGTGATTCATGTCTCATTGCGCCCCAATCAGGTTCCCATCCATCATCCAAGTAAAATTCTTCACCACAGTCAAGACACCTATAATGAGTGTCTATTGCAGATATTGGCTCTACATTGTTAGAACCACAAGAAGGGCATTCTACATCATCAGCATTGAAATCATCATCAAAATCATAATATCCCTCTTTTAGTATTCTATTCACGGATTCTTTTACAATCTTATGTAAATCTGATTCTGTTAATCTTATCAATTTCTTATTCATATTCAAAAATGTTTTTCATATAAATATCTACAAACACAAAAAAATGCAGCCGAATGCGACTGCATTTCTCATTTATTAGGGTCTAATTGTATATAGTTGCCTTTATTTTATATAAAAATATCTCTAAGTATTCATTTATTGCTGTCTTAGCATTGCCATATAGCACATATCATCATGATATACATAAATATTTGGGTCTTGAGCTAACTTTGCATAAACCTTTGCTATATGTTCCTTATTTATTCTTCTTCCTTCTCCGCTATAGATTGCACCGAACTCATAGATAAGCTTTGTGTATATCTTTGGCGCTAATCCTAAACGTTGGATTCCTTCATTCAATATAATGTGTATCTGAAGCATTGGTACTCTCTCCTCTGGGCTGATTCTAATTTTAACGCTCTGTGCCATAAGTAGAATCATCTGTCTTGGCATTATCTCACCATTGATGGTTACAATCAAGTCCTCAGTGACACCATTAACATTACCCTCAAGGAAATCAATGTTCTCTACGGTTGCTGACTGTACCAATTGCTGATAATATTCGATAGGCTTCTGAGGTGCTGCCTCATATTGTCCCATTGTATCTGCATCTTCGTTTTCCTCGATTACATCACCCTCTGATTCATCTGAATCAATCTCATATCCATTTGTCTCAGCTCCAGTGAAATAAGAATCCTTAATCAATGATTTATCAATATTCTTCGCATTTATTCTATTGGTAAATTGCTGATAGCCATTATCATATTCAGCATCACTCATTAATTGGTCGATTATCTCATTTCCTTTTTTCGTATTTGAAAGGATTTCCTTAACACTTGCACTGAATTCTTCATTTGACTGTTTAATAAGACTTGTAAACATATATGGTATCATATTGGTATCTTCAACACCGCCAAATATCTTATTCCATAGTGTAACACCAAATCTCAAGTCCCAAGGCTCTGCAAGGACAAAATCAGCCTTTTTAACAACGAACATTGCTTTCTCCTTATTACTTGGTAATCCATGTGCTGAAAATAGTTCAAATAGCCCTTTAATGGTCTCTTGAAGCAATAATGGAAATATAATACCTTGTGCCTTTATTGTGGTTTTCTCACCGACACCACCAAGATGTACTTCAACATACGAACCTTGCATTGGTTTCGCATCACTCATTTCTTCTTTCTTTGTAAAAAGGAGATAATCGTTGATTGCAGTAATCTTCATGTATAATGGTATGAGGTCTCTATTAATCCTATCAATATCTTCTATATACAATCCCAACACCTTTGAATAGGTATATGCAGCACCTTGAATCAATGAATCAATAAAACGTCTTTTCTCTACTGATTTATCAAAAAGTTCAATATCCGATACATCATCAAATGTATAGGTAATATTATCATCCGATTCTGGTTTTAATCTTATTGCATTCTTAAACTTTATTTTATCTACAAGTTTACATTTCAAGTTAAGCATTTCCTCTGGGATTGCAAACAATCTATTAACGGCATTCTCGCAAATCTTCTCAAGTGTATCTCTAATAGGTGTTTCCATGTCCTTACACATCTTGAGGGAATTACTTAACTCACTCATAAGATAGTCTTCATCAAGACTCTCCAATCCCAATTCCTCAATCGCATCACACACCTCACCGAATCTAACCTTTAGCAAAGTATAGTCAAAAGGATAGTCGCCACCACTAGGGAACATACTATTGTCCCCCAATGATGTTTCATGCGCTTTAACACTTTTGAATAGGAATTGAGGTAAAAGTCTCTTATTCAAAACATTAGCGATTGTATCTTCTTTTAGATATATTTTCTTCATTATAAGGTACTTAGGAAATTGCTTAACTCTTTCTTTGTAAATGGAATTGAGTTCTTTCTCATTTCAATTATTCTTGATTCGCCCAAACCATTACCATCATTCATTGAAGTTTGTGATTGTGGTTTTGTAAACGTAATCTGTGCATCATCAGCAGATTGGTCTTTAACCATGCGCTGTGCTTGTGCGAGTTGACTTCCAGTTGCATTAACTGGCACTTGAAGATTCAATCCTTCACCTCCAGTTGTATCATTCTGTCCATCAAGCTTACCAGCGTCAGCAGAAGCTGAGTTGATTGTTGGGTTCTTGCTCATCATCTGCTTTGCTTTCATTTGAGCTTGCTGAATACCATTAGCCACTCCCAAATTAGCATCGAAACCATCTTCATTGAGTCTCAACTGGCTCTTTGAATAGATTTTTCCCTCACCAAGTGGTTTCAAATTATTATCTTTCTTAACGAATATTTTCATATTGCAAATTTTTATATAAATATCTGTACAAAACAAAAAAGGGACACTCGAAAGTATCCCTTTTTATATTATTTAAAGTATGGAGATTGGAATGGTGTCATTGGTTGATTCCTATATTCTTTTGGCATCGTGTCTTCAGGTCTCTTTGTACCCTCATGACCATCCAAAACATCATTTATAACCTCATCAATTATACCCTTGTAGTTGAAGGTTGATTCCATTGGCATTCCACCGTCTTGAGGCATGGCATTTGAATCGTCAGCGATGCTCTTTGCATACTTTACGACTGCTGCCTTATCCTCTGCTGACATACCATCAACAATGCTATTCAATTCATCATCTTCTGAATTGCCACCTCCCATTTCATTATCCATTGGAGGTTGTTGGTCATCCATTGGAGGTTCGCCTCCACCCATAGGGTCATTCATTGGGTCATTCATCCCCATATCGTCAGCACCCATTGGTGGCATTGGAGCATTATCTAAATCACCCATGCCATCCACACTACCACCTAGAGGGTTGCTGTTAGGTATTTCCAATTTAGTTGGTCTCTCCTCAAAAGCAATTTCGTTTATCTCATGTTTTTTTTTAAACGATTGAATGCCTCTGCAATTGCGTTGTCAATTGCTTGTGGGTCGATTTCGAATGGAGCACCGTCACCAATCTTCTCACCGTAAGGAGTATCATTCTTAACTGAATCGTCATTCATATCATAGTAACCTGGGAATTCTTGCAAATCCTTTGGAGGAAGTTCCATTACCTTCTTCTGATATGCTGGGTGCTTACCGAAATCATCCAATTTGTTCATGTTGCCACTTGGAACACGACCAGCATCCTTAAATGGCTTCATACCATCCTCGTTCATTCTCTGCTTGTGCATTGCAGCCTTGAATGCCTTGGTCTCATAAATCTGAACTCCGTCATTACGCTTGTTCTCCATTGGCATTTCGTCATCGATTGGTTCTTCACCTTCATCCTCGTCACCGAAGATGTCATCATCTGCATATTCATCAGCATCTACGCTTGGAGCACCAATGCCCAACTTATCTGCAATTTGTGAAAGAAGTTCTTCCATAGCGTCAAGACGTGATTCAACATCATCTTCATATACTTCTTCATCATCAGCAAGTTCATCATCAATTGGCTCTTCATCACCCATTGGCTCGTCATCAATTGGTTCTTCTCCACCGAAATCGTCACCAAGTTCATCACCCATTGGTTCGCCTTCTCCCTCTTCTGGAGCTGGAGCGCCATCAACATCCTCACCACCGAAGTCATCGAGAGCCTCATCGATTTGCTTACCCTTTTCGCCATCGAAAGGTTTATTGTTATCATCAGATGGACCTTCACCAACACCTACAGCTGGCTTATTCTGGTCATCAGTATCATGCATTGAAGTGCCATGATTTTCAACAACACCATTCTTCATTTCGCCAGTGTTAGTTACTTTCTTATCACCATCGTCAATATTACGTGCCTCTGGACCGTCAAATGGTGCGCTATCACCAATCTCAGTTCCATGAGACTTGTCCATGTAATCATCATTACCACGATTCCAACCAAGTACCTCTTCCTCGCTAACAACACCTTCGGTCATGCTAGCTGGAACCTCTGCGTTGGTGTAACCAGCGTTTGCAGAAGCTGCGTCACCACATTCGTCTACCTCACTAGAGATATTATTCTTCTGTGAATTTTTGATATCCTTGTCGCAGATACCATTTGGGCATTCTTTCTTACCCTCTGCAATTCTCATTGCATTCATCATGATTTGACGTGAACGATTAATTTCACTTCTCATCTTATCAGTTGCCTCAACTACAACATTTTCTTTCTTGTCCAAATCCCAAGAACTAATGTTATAGTCTTGCTTGTTTGCAGCCTCTTTAAGAGACATCATCTTCATATCGAAGTTCTTCTGAGCATCAGCAAAAGAATCATATTGATAATCCTTTCTGTTTCTGAAACCACCAATGTAGTTGAAATCTTCTTTTACAAGATTCTGTTTGTTAGAAGCAGACTTGATGTAATATTTAGTACCCTCACGTACAATACCATATACATTACCATCAGCACCAAGCTTCTGGTTCTCTACTGAACTGTATGGAGCTTTCTTACTCTCAGTTTGAAGACCATATCCCATCAAAGCCTTCATTCTAGAAATCTGCTCATTTGTATTCATTTTATTATCCATATTAATATGCATTAATTTTTTTCAAACTTATTTTTAATATAAATATTTCATATTATCAAAAAATATCAATTATTGGTATTGATACTGAGTTTGTTGTGGCATTGCATTGCCTTTGCAGAAAGTATTCTGTCTTTATTTGTCTCATACCAAGCTTTCTTATAAGCAGCTATTTTTTCATTATGCTCTTCAGCATATTTTTTGTGCGATATAGCCAACTTTTCTTTGTTTACTTCACGGTATTTCTTATTCTTTTCTGCAATTTCTAATTTATGTGCATCTCTATACAGTTTTTTCTTTAAGCGTATTTCTTCTTTATGGGTTTCCCTATATAGTTTGTTTTTACGACTGATTTCATCTTTGTGAAGTTCACGCCACATCTTTTTATATTCAGTTATATTATTTTTATGTTCAGTGGCATATTCCTTCTGATATTTTCCTATTTTTTCTTTGTGAGATTCAGCGTATTGTTTCTGGATTAAAGAGATTTTTTCTTTGTTTTTTTCACGATATTCTTTTATCTTTTCTTTGTTTTTTTCACGATATTCTTTACCCTTTATCGCAATCTCTTTTTTATGCTTCTGTTTATATTCTTCTAAATACTTTTTTCTTTTTCGAATAGATTCTTCCTTTTGTTTATTATATTCTTCTTCTGTTAATCCTGATAATAAACCAAGTTCTCCTCCGTTGCTTTTATTTAAAACAATATAATCAGTATTTTCTCTATATTCTTTAATCCAATACTTTTCACGCTCAATACCTTCTTGTGTTGTTAAATTATTTTCTATTATTGTCATTTTGGGGTGTTCTATCCCATTTTCTTCACTAAACTTATATGTAGTTTCATTTTCCCTATGTTTATGTGCCCAGTGCCTACTTTTTGGATTTACTGTTCTACCAATGTAAATTGTATTTAGTTCTTCCCAAACATAAATGTAAATATTGTCTCTTTTTTCACTCATACTAATATTGTTTAACATAAATATTATTACAAGTGAAAAAGTCTACAATTTTATCAAAAATTTGTTTCTATTCTATTGTCTCTTCCCCTTGTATCAAAATTGACTTGTTTAATATTTGGTGTGAATTTATCCAATGCTCTTATATATAGAACACTCTTAGGCTTCATTTCAACACTATCCCATTGTATGCATATACAATAATTATATCCAATCAACTGTGAAAGTACCTTATCATAATAACATTTATAAAGCTTGCCATTTTCCTTTGACTGCATTAGTTTACCATAGTTGGCTACAAAGTCCTTCAGTGCCTTTCTTTCTGCATCCCAACGCTTCTTATATGGATTATGTTCACTGTTACCGTCACCTACCCATTCCTCATTAATCATATTCTCCTTTAATAAGGTAATATATTTTTGAATTGATTCATTTCTATATATTGGATAAGGTATTCTCTCATATTTATTAGTTTCAGTATTCCATCTACCCATTTTTGGAATATAACCATTTTTCCCAGTCATGATTTGTTTACGATACTGCGGAAGATTTTCAGTTGCCCAAATTGCTATCTCACTAGGTCTTCCACATCTTACAAGAACTTGACCATTTTGACCATAGACAACCCAATCTCCGCTTTCTTGATGGATTGGTATGAAACTCTTAACATTAGGTCCCCAGAATATTACTTGATTTTGCTCATCACCATAATGGAATATCTCTACACCACTTGTTCTAAATATTACTGCCTCATTTCCATATTCATTATAATCTACATTCCTATCGTTAATTAAAAATGCAAAATCATAACCAGCACTTGATTTTTGTTGTCCAGCATTGGTATATGCAAGATGGTCAATGTCTTCAGTTCCACCAGTAAATCCTTCTCTTGCTATGTTCTCAGAATCACTACCGAAATGGATGCACCACTCATTTTTTACAATTCTCTTAAAATCCATAGTACACCACGAAGGTAATTCATAATAATCCACAATACTTTGCATTTCACTTACGAAATGGTCACATAGATTATTTTCTTCAAGCATATTTAAAAACATTTCAACCAATGATTCATCTTCATAATCAAACTCGTCATCATTTAACAAATCTTCAAATTCTGAATATCTGTAATATATTGTCCTAATATATTCATTAATATAATAAGGACAAGAATATGCCAAATTTCTAGCCTTTTCACAAGAAGATGCAGTAGAAGCCCATTTAAAATACTTGTATAAAGGAAAATTATTATCTTTCTCAAGATATTCCTTTATAATCTCCTTTGACTCTGTGACGTTTCCTACTAGATTAGTAGTTACACCGTCAAAATATCTTATAACGTCATTCACTACCCTTCTTGGATTAGCTTCATCCCATTCAGCATACTCGTATGAGTTATCACCATCACCAATTTCTACAGTCACGTTACCTTTGCTATATTGAATTAATCTTAACATTGGGTTAACTTGCTCCCTAGTAGGCTTCTTAAATAGATTTATAGAACTCCAAGTGTTTGAGCAATGGATTCTTATTGCGCCCATTCTAATGAAGTCTGCCATATTGATGTTTAGACCGCTTTTAGTAGTCATATCTGTATTCCAGTTAAGGTCTCCAATGTCTCTGTGGTCAACACCCCTTCTACCTTTAAGGTGAGAAGTATCAGTATTTCCAGTTACCATATGTCTTCCACTGAAGTCAAGCATACTACCATCTGGAAGTATATAACCACATTCCCTTATATCATTGGTGATACCAAATCTCTCTTTAGCCAACGCAAACACATCAACATTGTTATTATTCTCTACTGATTCAGTTATTGAATTATTTCTGTCATATACGACTGAGAATAATCTGAATAACTTATCAAGATATTGTGTCCTACGTAGAATCTTATAGACGATATTTCCAGCTCCACTCTCACCACTATTCTCAAGACTTGCCTTGCGCATTGCCTTAACCTTCTTCCAAAGGTACTGAGCATCATCACCGATTGCCTCAATCTTATGTGAATCGTCTGTAGCATTAAGAGCATTATACATGTCATCAATGATTGTCATAATTTCTGCTGCCTTATCCTTTATTGAGAACTTATCAAGACCGATTGGTTTAATGCTACTCATATCTGGTTTCTTAACCCAATCATTCTCCTCAAGGTCATATATTCCACCACTCTGAGGCATTTCTCCTAGATTCTGAACATATAACTCAACTGGGAATCCCAATATCGTCAATTCACTATGCTCATTGTTCCATTCATTCTTCTTGGCATCAAGATAATCACGAACAAATTCTGTCTTCTCATCAATCTCATCAAAATCTACAATTAAATGAAGGTCGATGTCAGAATACTTAGACCAATTGAAATTACAGATTGAACCAGTCAAGATAATTCCATTTGGTTTAACCCAAGTTAGATTAACAAACTCCCAGAAATCATCTGCAATGTCCAATAGTCTTAATCTAACCCTAGAATCCAATGTATCGTCATCTAGCCATATTGGGGCTAACTCGCTTCTCTTCTTGAATGAAGAAAGGTCAATATCAGATGAATTTACCTCAAAATCGATATTTTCATCAATTGTTTTCTCACCTTTCTTATTCTCATAAGCATATCCACCTTGAGGTCTTATACCTTCAGAATAGAACCTGTTAATTTCTCCCATGATATATTGGTAATTAGCGTTTGGATACTGAGCACCAATTTCACC